GCACAGGTGGCCGATCGCCTTGCCCAGCAGATCGAGCGGCACCGGCTCGGGGAACTTGCACGTGCAGTAAGGCGCGGGGTCGGTCACCGCCGGCGAGGCTAGCACGCGCCACCGGCCTGGCGCTTCGCCTCGATCCACGCCAGCACCTCGGCCCGCCGGTACCTCGGCAGCGTCCGGGCGCGCGACGCCGAGCCGCCGATCGTCCGCCCGAACTTGCGCCACGGCGGCCCGTCGCCGGCGGCGCGCCACTTCTCGAGGGTGTCGACGCCGACGCCGATCATCGCGGCGACCTCCGCGGTCGACATCAGGCGCTCGTCGAGCTGGCGTTCCCGCCAGGCCGCCACGACGTCCACGGCGACGCCGAAGAACGCGGCGACGTCCTGGATCGTGACGATGCGGGGCACGGTGCATCGGTAACGCACGAACGACCGCGGGCCCAAGTTCGGGTCGCGCGCGCGCACGGGCGCACGGTGGCCGCGTGACCACCGTCTCCATCGCCAAGCGTGCCGATGCCCGCATCGCCAAGGGCAAGCTGGGCGTGTACTTCGCGTGGGGCGCGTTCTCGAAGCGCGACGGCCAGACCTTCACCGACAGCCACGGCGACCAGATCCCCGACGACGAGATGATCGCCGGCGCGCTGTCGCTGGCCAAGTCGGCGCAGCTCGGCCACGAGCACGACGGCACGATCACCGGCTCGGTCCCGCTCGTGATGCCGATGACCGAGGACGTGCAGGCGGCGCTCGAGCTGACCAGCCCGCACGCCGGCCTCGTGGTGGGCTTCACGCCGACCGCCGAGGTGGCTAAGTCCATCGACGCGTCGATCGCCGCGGGCGAGCCGTGGCAGATGTCGATCGAGGGCCTGGCGCTGGCCGAGGCGGTGGCGAAGTCGGCCGAGCCCGGCGACGTCGCCAAGGCCGAGCACAAGCGGACCCTGCGCAACCTGACGATCAACAAGATCGACCTGGTGCGCGCGGCGGCCCACGGCGCCGGCACCGCCATCGCGATCGCCAAGCGGGCCGACGTCGCCAAGGCGGGCATGAAGTGCCCGGACTGCAACGCCGCGATGGCCGAGGACGCGACCACCTGCCCGGACTGCAAGCTCGCGGTCAAGCCGGTGGCCAAGCGCGCCCCCGCGCTCACCGGCGCCACGAACGGTCATCAGCACCTCATCGACGACGCCGAGTGCCCCGACGGCTTCACGAGCTGGGAGCGCGCGCCCGGCGCCGAGTACGGGCACTCGCATCCCTGGGTCCGCGCCGCGGACGGTTCGCTCACCGTCGGCGAGTCCGACGGCCACACCCACGCCATCAGCACCGGAGACGCCACCATGGCCGACGACATCACCAAGTCCCTGCAGGCCGATCTGGCCAAGGCCCGCGCCACCCTCGGCGCCGTGCTGGCGCTGCCGGCCGAGCAGCTCACCTACGCGAAGCGGCTCGACGAGGCCGGCGTCATCGCGTACCTCGCCAAGAGCGCCACCGAGCGCGCCGAGGCCGCCAAGCCGGTGCACGTCGCCAAGAGCGGCGAGGTGTTCTACGCGTCGGACGACGCGCGCCTCGTGTCGATGGCCAAGGCCCACGACGCGATGGCCGAGCAGGTCGAGCTCGCGAAGGCCGCCACGGCGACCGCCGAGATCGCGAAGGCCGCCGCCGCGCTGCCCAACGTCAAGGGCGCCGACCTGATCGCCAAGGCGATCCACGGCGGCGCGCTCACCGCCGACGAGCGCAAGAGCGCGCTGGCCGACCTCGCCGCGGTCAACGCGAGCATCGCGCTGATCACCCAGCCCATCGGCAAGGGCGGGGCGCCCGAGGCCACCGGCGCCGCGGCGCAGCTCGACGCGCTGGCCTCCGAGATCGCCAAGACCAAGGGCGTGCCGTTCGCGAAGGCGTACGACCTCGCGCTCGAGTCGCCGGCCGGCGCCGCGCTGTACGCGCAGCTCGAGGCCGACAAGCGCGCCGCGGGCCGCTGAGCACCGCGCCACCCCACGGATCCCACAGGAGCACCGACCATGGCCACCCAGCAGCTCGCCGCGTACACCACCATCACCCTCCCCGCCGGCGCCGACCTCTCGGCGGCGCAGTTCAAGTTCGTCAAGCTCTCGGCCGGCACCGTCGTCCTCGGCGCCGCCGGCAACGACTGCATCGGCGTCCTCCTGAACAAGCCGGCCAGCGGCGAGGCGGCCGAGGTCCAGATCGCGGGCATCACCAAGGTGCAGGCCGACGTCGCGCTCGCGACCAGCGGCACCAAGGTCATGTGCTCGGCCGATGGCCAGGCCGCGGTCGCCACGTCCACCAACCACGTCCTCGGCCGCACGATCTCGACCGCCGCCGCGGCGGGCGAGCTGGTCGAAGTGCTCCTCACGTCCTCGTCGATCCTCGCCTGAGGCGAGGCCATCCCGTCCCTCAACTCTGACCGGAGTCCCACGTCATGGCCCAGCCCACCCCCGGCGACGTCCACGTCAACCGCCCGCTCGGCAACGTGTCGATCGCGTACTTCCAGTCCGCGCTCAACTTCGTCGCCAACCGCGCGGGTCACTCGATCCCCGTCGAGAAGCAGACCGACTCGATCTTCCGCTTCAAGAAGGGCGCCTTCTTCCGCGACGAGATGAAGATCCGCGCGCCCGGCGTCGAGTCGGCCGGCGGCGGCTACGACATGGACACGGCGCTCACGTACACCTGCCCGGTGCGCGCGTTCCACGCGGACATCCCGGACCAGGTGCGCGCGAACACCGACGCGCCGCTCAACCAGGACCGGGCCAACACGATCCTGGCGACGCAGAAGGCGCTGATCAACCGGGAGCTGGCGTTCGCCACCAACCTGATGACCAACGCGTCGGCGACCTGGGACACCAAGAAGTCCGGCGTCGCGTCGGGCTCCTACGTCCTCGGGACCAACGTCATCAAGTGGAGCGACACCACCAACTCCAACCCGATCGACGACGTGGCCTACTACTGCACCCAGGTGCACAAGGCCAACGGCGGGTTCCGCCCCAAGCACGCCGTGTGCTCGCGGTCGGTCTGGGACCAGCTCAAGGTGCACCCCGACATCCTGAGCCGCATCAACGGCGGCGCGACCGTCATCAACCCGGCCATCATCACCCAGCAGCTCGTCGCCGCGCTGTTCGAGCTCGAGGAGCTGCTGGTGATGGACGCGGTCTACGACACCTCGACCGAGGGCGCCACCTCGTCGATGAGCTTCATGGGCGGCGACGCGTTCCTGGTCTACTACAAGCCGCCGGCCCCCGCGGTCGAGATGCCCAGTGCGTTCTACACCTTCAACTGGACCGGCATGATCGGCATGGCCGGCGAGACCGGCGCCCGTGTCAAGAAGTTCCGCATGGAGCCGAACGCCGCGGACCGCATCGAGATCGAGCAGGCGTTCGACATCAAGATCACCGGCACGGACATGGCGTTCCTGCTCTACAGCCTGATCTGATCCATCGCCGGCGCCGTGCCGGCTGCCGCGGGTGAGCGAGTAACACGCCGGCCTCATAAGCCGGAGAACCGGGCGCGACTCCCGGGCCCGCAACCAAGGAAACGACCCCATGGCCCCGCCCATCCTGCGCAAGATCCTCGGCCCGCGTGGCGTGAAGCGGTTCGACCCGTCGGCGCCGCTGTACGTGCGCCGCCGGATCTCGCTCGGCCCCGACGCCAACGGCGTGCCGCAGTGGCTCGAGCCGGGTGCGCCGTTCGACGCGGCCAGCATCAAGCCCATGCGCCTGGCCGCGCTGTTCTCGTCTCGCCACATCGCCCACGAGCGTCCTGGCGAGGCCATCGACGTGCGCGGTCGGCCGGTGGCGGCCGTCCCGGTCGAGCCCGTGACCGAGCCCCTGGCGCCCGCCCCCGATCCCAAGCCCGGCAAGCGCCCCCGCGCGGGAGCGTGACCGTGGCGTCCCGGGCCGCGGTGATCGCCGCGCTTCGGCGGAAGGTCGCCCAGCAGTGCTGGACGATCCAGACCAACGCGCACGCCGAGCTGACCGTGGCCACGCCCGTGGACACCGGCAACGCGCGCGCCAACTGGCAGGCGACCCTCGATGCGCCCGCCGTCGACGTCGTGACCGTCTCGACCGGCGCGATGGAGTCGCCCGGTAAGGACTTCGACGCCGAGCGCCTGCGGTTCGTCAGCAACAACGTGGCCTACATCCAGCGCCTCGACGCCGGCCACAGCAAGCAGGCGCCGGCCGGCTTCGTGCGAGCGGCGCTGGCCAAGGCGGTGCAGCCGTGACGCCGCTCGAGGCCACCAACGCGGTGCTGAACCACGCGATCGCCAACTGGAACGCGGCCGACGCGGTGCTCACGTTCGACGGCGAGCGGTTCGACGCGCCCGAAGGCGAGCCGTGGATCCGGCTGACGATCCGCGACCTGCCGACGGCCAGCGTCACGCTCGGCGCCCGCGCGAACCGCCTGGCCGAGCGCCGGGCCACGCTGATCGCGCAGGTGTTCGCGCCGCTCGAGGTCAGCGATGGTGCCGGTGCCGCGCTGGCGCTCGCCATCGCCTTCCGCGACCTGTTCGAGCCGGCCGACGTCACCGCGACGACCGGCGTCGTCCACATCATCGGCGGCGCCACGGTGCGCCGCATCGGCGTCGACGGCGCCTGGTACCAGGTCAACGTCGACGTGCCGCTCACCTACCACGAGACGATCTAGGAGCCCGCCATGGCCAACAATCCCAGCCAGACCAGCGCCACCTCGCAGGCGATCGCCGTGATGTCGTCCTACGGCACCCTCGGCGGCAGCCCCGAGTGGCACCAGCTCAACCCGACCGACATCAGCGGCGTCCTCGCGGCGACCGCCGACGCGGCCCACGACACGATCGACCCCTCGAACCAGTACGAGGCCGGGTCGATCGTCGGGCTCGAGGCCAAGCCGCGGATCGCCGCCGGCTTCACCTACCAGCTCGCGAACATCCTCATCCCGATCGCGATGCGCACGCAGTGGACGCCGCTGATCGCCGCGACCAGCGGCCCGCGCGCGCTCGACGCGACGGCGGTGCGGCCGACGTCGGCGACCTCGGCGCACTACGTCCACCCGTCGATCACGACCGCGCTGCCCACCTCGACGCTGGTCAAGGTGACCGGCTGCGCGACGACCGCGAACAACGGCGTCAAGGTCGTCAGCGGCGTCCCGTCGGCGACGAACACGCCGGTCAGCGGCGGCCTCACCGCCGAGACGTTCACGGCGCCGCAGAACGTCACGCTCGAGGTGTGCGGGTTCCAGTTCAGCTCGGGCGACGCGACGATCACCGTCTCGGGCTCGACGATCACCCTCGGCACGACGACCAAGGATCTGACCGAGCTCGGGCTCGTCACCGGCCAGCCGATCTTCATCGGCGACTCGTCCGCGGCGGCCTACAGCTTCGCGACCGCGGCCAGCAACGGCCCGGCCCGCGTGCTGACGATCGCAACCAACGCGATCACGCTCGACTCGACGTTCACCACCTTCGTGACCGACGCCGGCACGTCCAAGACGATCCGGATCTTCTTCGGCCAGTCGTGCCGCATCGTGCCGCGCACGTCGGCCAACTACGTTGAGAGCTACTACCAGACCGAGACGAGCGTCGAGAACCTGGGCAGCGCCAACGCGACCCGCTACCTCTACAGCGAGAACACCGGCCTCGACGTGCTGACGATCGCCGCGCCGTCGGCCGCGCTGGCGACGCTCACCGCCGACGCGATGGCGACCGACGTCACCGACACCGACACGCAGCGGACCAACGCCAGCACGCCGACGCTGCCGAAGCGGACGATCGCCTACAACACGACCACGGACATCAGCGGGCGCCTGTTCCTCTCGTCGGACGGCACCGCGCTCACCGGCTACGTCCAGGCCGCGACGATCACGATCGAGAACCAGGCGACGGCGAACCCGGCACACGGCGTCCTCGGGTCGGCGATCACCAGCTTCGGCAAGATCCGCGTCAAGCTGTCGATGACCGTCATCCTCACCGAGAGCGGCATCATCTCGGCGGCGCGGAACAACTACGAGGTCAAGGGCAACGTCTGGCTGCGCAACGCCGACGGCGCGATCGTGTTCGACATCCCCTCGGCGCGCCTCAAGACGCCGGCGGCCAGCTTCCCGCGGAACCAGGTGATCACGATCGACGCCGAGATGACCGCGAACAAGGACACCACGTGGTCCACGTCGCTGATCGCCTCGAAGATCCCCGGCTGCCCGGCGCTGCCGACGCGGTAAGCGCCGATGTTGGGCCGCGACGGGCAACGCGCGGAGAGTGGCCGGGATGACCGACGACGATTTCGGGATCCAGGCACCGGCCGCGTCGCGCCCGTTCGCGTTCGCCGCCGATCAGGTGCGCGGCGGGTGGGCGATCACCTTCCGCTCGCTGCTGACCTCGTGGGACGACTTCGTGGCGCGCTCGCTGCGCGACGAGGCGATCGACAAGGCGATCGACGGCACGACCGCGACCGCGGCGCAGCTCCAGGAGCGGCGCGCGCACCGGCTGCCGCTGCTCGTCGAGCGCGTGGCGACGCTGACCCGCGCCGGCGAGGACCGGACGGCCGACGCGCCCGCGTTCCTGGCGCGCCTCGCCGAGCTGCGGCCGGACGTGTTCGACGTGCTCGTGGGCTACTGCTACAGCGCCGACGCGTACCGGCCGCCCGACGTGGATCCGCCGGCGCAGCTCGACCCGGAGCCGATCGCGGGAAACTCGTAGCGCGCCTACTCCACGCTCAGTGGCGTGGGCGCGTGACGACGTGGGAGCAGATGCCGGCCGACGCCCGCGCGGCGATCATGGCCGGCAACCCGGCGGCGCGGCCGGTCGCGAACCTCTACCCGCAGTGGGCGGCGATCTGCATGGTCGCGTTCCACGACCTCGCGACGTGCCGCGCGGTCGGCTTCGACGTCGGGCCGATCCCGTGGACCGCGATCAACGCGTGGGCCGCCGAGCACAACCTCCGCGGCGACGTGCGGCGCGTGTTCGCGACCGTGATCCGCCGGATGGATGCGGCGTGGCTCGAGTCGGAGCGCGCGCGGCTCGAGGCGGAAGCGAAGAACAAGGAGGCGCGCCATGGCCGATGAGAACTTCGGGATCGTCGTCGAGATTGACCCGCGGCCAGCGCTGGCCGGCAGTGCGCAGGTCGATCGCGCCCTCGAGAAGAACGAACAGAGCGCGCGGGACTTTGAGCGCGAGGCCAAGGCGGCGATGGCTGAGGTCGCCAAGGCGGCGCGCGAGGCCGCTAAGGAGCAGGAGCGGGCTGCGCGTGCGGCGGGCA